GGCCCCCTTGGGGGCCAACGTCGCGGCCCCCTTGGGGGCCGGTTTCCCGGTTTTCGCCCCGGCGGCGTTGCCGCACGTCGGGGCGCTAACCCGCTGGGTCGTTCGGGCTCGGCCCGCCCGACCCGGGCCAGTTCGGGTCGCCCCGGCGACTCGAACACTTGGACGGGCCAGCCGAACGGGCGTTCGGCGGATCGCCCGAACACCGCTTCGGCATGATCACCCGCGCTCGCGCCCGAACGGACCTTCGGGCAGACTGAGCCCAGCGCCGGGGCGAGGCGGGAGCTTCGCATGGGCCAGCGCGGACCGGCACCGTTGCCCACCCGGCTGAAGGTGCTCCGCGGAATGCAGCCGAAGCGGATCAACCCGCGCGAGCCGATCCCGCTAGACCAGGCCGTCAACCGGCCCGAGTACCTGAGCGATCTCGCGTCGGTGGAGTGGGACCGGGTAGCGCCGAACCTGGTCGCGATGCGCGTCGTCACGAACGCCGACTTGACCGGGCTCGCTGTCTACTGCGAAGCGGTGGCCCGGTGGCGTCGTCTCGCCGAGCTTGTCGCGCGCTCCGCGCCGGTCGTCAACCGCGACGGGGCTGTCGTGAAGAACCCGCTTTACTCGCAGGTCCGCGACGCTGCCGCCGAGGTCCGGGTCTGGGCGCGCGAGTTTGGGCTGACGCCGAGCGCGCGCGCCGGTATCCGGGTGGACGTGAACGTTCACGGCGACGCGAGCCGACTGCTGACCGGCTGACCCGATGCGCTGGCTCTGCCTGGGCGGGCTCGCCGCGCTGACGGCGCTCGTTCTCGCGCTCGTCGGCTGGGACCTGATCACGCGCCCGCGTGATCTCTGGCTCGCCGCTTGCTACGTCGCCGGGACGCTGGCCGCTGTCGCGCTGGGCCGCTGGTGCCGGGGTCGGCTGAAGTGAGCGCCGCGCCGCCGCCGGTCTGCCGCTTCGAGTTTGACGGGCGGCGCTGCCGCAAGCGTGGTGATCATCGCTGTCAGATGCGCGTCGGGCATGTCTGCGCGTTCTTCAGCGAGCTATTGACCCACACCAAGGGCCAGTGGGCGCGGCAGCCGTTCATCCCGGCCCGGTGGCAGCGCCGTCGCGTGCTCGCGCCGCTGTTCGGCGAGGTCATCTGGGACGGCAAGCGCGGGCGCTACGTGCGGCGTTACCGGACGCTTTACCTGTTCGTTGCCCGCAAGAACGGGAAAACGGAATTGCTGGCGGGGTGCGTGCTTTACCTGCTGGTCGGCGACGGGGAAGCGGGAGCGGAGATTTACGGGCTCGCTCTCGACACCGAGCAAGCCGGTCTCGTCTACCGGGTGGCGCGGCAGATGATCCGCAACTCGCCCGCGCTCGCCGAGCGGCTGAACGTGATCGCGTCGGCTTACCGGATCGTTGACGATCAGACGGGCTCGGTCTACGCCGTGACGGCTGGCGACGCGCTCGGCGCGCTCGGGGTTGACCCGTCCGGGGCGTACATTGACGAGCTTTTGACCCAGCCGTCCCGCGATCTTTACGACGCGCTCCGGACGAGCTTCGGCGCGCGCGCTCAGCCGTTGCTCATGCTGGCGACGACAGCGGAGAACGACCCGGCGAGCTTCGCCGCCAGCGAACGGGAGTGGAGCGCGCGCGTGCTCGCCGACCCGTCGCTTGACCCCGAGCGGCTGGTCGTCATGTTCGCCGCCGACGACGACGCCGACTGGACGAGCCCGGCGACGTGGGCGCAAGCTAACCCGGCACTCGGCGACTTCCTAGAGATTCGGACGCTCGCCGCCGAGTGCCGGATCGCGCAGGGCAACCCGGCCGCCGAGCGGAGTTTCCGCCAGTACCGGCTGAACCAGCCGACGAGCAAGATCGGCCGCGCGATCGACCTTCAGGTCTGGGACGGCGCGCGCGACCGGCTCGGCGAGCCCGAGCTTGCGCGCCGCCCGTGCTGGGCGGGGCTGGACCTGGCGAGCACGTCGGACCTGGCGGCGTACTGTCTGGACTTCCCCGATGGCGACGGCGGTCACGACCTGATCTGGCGGCACTTCGCGCCCGCGTCGGCTCTGCGCGAGCTATCGCGGCGAACGGGCGGCGCTGCCGATGTCTGGGTGGCGTCCGGGGCGCTGGTGCTGACCGAGGGCAGCGTGATCGACTACGGGGCGATTATCGCGGCGATGAACGCCGACCGGGAGCGCTTCGACATTCGCGAAGTGGGCTTCGACAGGTGGGGCGCGACGATGATCGCTTCGCTCTTGCTTGACGACGGCTGGCCGCTGATCCAGGTCGGCCAGGGGTACGCGACGATGGCCGCGCCGACCGCCGAGCTTCTGCGGCTGATCAAGGCGGGCCAGCTTCGCCACGGCGGCAACCCGGTCGCGCGCTGGGAAGCCGGGAACGCTGTCGTCCGCGCCGACCCGGCCGGGAATCTGAAGCTGGACAAGCAACGCTCGGCAGAGAAGATCGACGGGCTTGTCGCCGCCGTGATGGCGCTGGACCGGGCGCTCCGCTGGGAAGCGCCAGCCGACGACTATGCCGCCGCGGGCTGGTGACCCTACGATGGGCGGCAGCGCGCGCCGGGGCATGGGTGAGGCGGACAGCCGTGGCTGACTCGGCGCTTGACGCGATTCGCAAAGCGGGCTCGGTTCAACTCGACTGGCAGGTCCCGCGCGCCGAGGTTTATCTCGCGTACTACGAGGGCGGCGCGGGCGTGATCGCGTTGCTTGACACCGCCGAGCGCCAGACGTTCCGCAAGTTCCTTGACGAGTCGGTCGAAAACTGGTGCTTGCTCGTCGTGAACGCTGTCGCCGAGCGGCTGTCGGTCGCGGGCTGGCGCTTCGGCGCGTCGTCCGACGCCGCGCAGGCCATCTGGCAGGCGAACCACATGAACGCCGATCACAAGATGGCCCAGCGGGACGCGCTGGTCACGGGCGGCGGTTACGTGCTGGTCCAGCCCGACGACACCAACCCGTCAGGGGTGAGCATCACCGCCGAGTCGCCGCTTGAATGCACCGTGATCTACCAGCCCGGGAACCGCCGCAAGCGGCTCGCCGGTTATAAGCGGTTCCACGACCCGATCAGTCAGCAACAGACCGAGATCGTCATGACGCCCGAGGCCATCGCGACGTGGCTGCCGAACGCGCGCGAGCCCGACGTGATCGCCAACCCGGCGGGGGAGGTCGGGCTATTCGAGATCGTGCCGCAGCCGAGGACGACCGCGCCCGGCGGCGCGAGCGAGCTTGACCCGTGCATCCCGATCCAAGACCGGGTGCATACGACGCTTTTCAACCGGTGCGTTGCGGCTGACTTCGGGGCGTGGCGGCAGATATGGGCGACCGGCGTCAAGCTGGCGCGGCAGATCATCACCAGCGAGGACGGGACCGAGAGCACGATCGCGGTCAAGCCGTGGGACACCGCCGCTAACCGGCTCTTGGTGAACGAGGACCCCAACGGCAAGTTTGGCGCGTTCCCCGGCGACCCGCTGACCGGCTATCTGGCGTCGGTTCAGCAGGACATCGAATCGCTCGCGAGCATCACCCAGACGCCCGCTTACTACTTCCCGACCGCGAAGCTCGTCAACCTGAGCGCTGACGCGATCAAGGCCGCCGAGGCGGGCTTGGTGTGCAAGATCGGCGACCGGGCCGAGTTCATCGGCGAGACGTGGACTGACGTGATGCGGCTCGCGCTCGGGCTGGTCGGCGACCCGGGCGCGACGATGCAAGACGCCGAGGTCATCTGGAAAGACTTCGAGACCCGCTCGCAAGCTCAGCTTGCCGACGCGCTGACCAAGCTCGCGACGATCGGGATACCGCAGGAGGCGCTTTGGGCGCTGTTCGGCGCGACGCCGCAGCAGATCGCCGATTGGAAGGCGATGCGGGCCGCCGAGCCGCCGCCGCCCGCGCCCGTGATCGTCGCGCCGCAGCCCGCGCCGCAGCCCGCGCCAGACAGTGAAGGGATCGCAGCATGACCCAGCCCGACCCGGCGGTTCCGCCGTTCCCGCTTCCCGCGCCGACACCGCCCGCGCCAGCGCCACCGGCCGCGCCGACGCCGCCCGCGCCCGAGCCGCCGACGCCGCCCGCGCCGACGCCGCCGACGCCGCCCGGCGACGAGCTTGCCGAGCTTCGGATCGCGCTGGACAACGAGCGCCGCCAGCACCGCGAGACCCGCGATCAGCTAACCGCCGCCCAGCGCGCGGGCATGACCGCCGACCAGCGCCGCCTAGACGACGCCCGCCAGGAGGGACGGCAAGCCGCGATCCGCGAAGCCGGGACGCGCGTCGCGCAAGAGGCGTTCCGCACCGCCGCGACCGGCCGCTTCCCCGACCGGGCCGCGATCGAGGCCGCGCTCGAAGCGCTGAACCTGACCCGGTTCGTCAACGACGCGGGCGAAGTCGATCGCGACGGCATCGGCGCGCTCGTTGACAAGCTCGTCCCGCCGGGTCCGACCGGCCCGCGGATTCCGGCTGGCGCGCAGGGCGCGACCCCGGCCAGCGACGGCGACTTTATCCGCCAGGTGATGGCGAGGGGCCGGGGATAGTCCCAGCGGTCCCCGGCGCGTCCCTGAGCGCCGATCTCGCGCTCTCGCGTGTCGTCAGCCGTCCGCGCCGCTCAGCGCGTCCTGGCGCGTTCTGGCGCTCCGGGCGTAGCCTGTCCGGTGATGCCCCGTGCGGCGGGATGCGGCGGGGCAACCAGTGGCCGAACCTGGGCGCGCTCACGGTGAGCGGGACGCTTCCGGCTCGGGCCGCGTGCGGCGGGATGCGGCGCGGCGCGAGTAGCGCAAAGCGGCGAGACGATACCGGCTCGCTTGCAAAGGACCCAGGCCGATGGCTCTCGGCGACTTTTCGGGCGTAATCCCGCCCGAGCAATCCGCGCAGATTCTCCAGGAGGCGACCCGCGCGTCTGCGGCGCTTCAGCTTTGCCAGACCGTCCCGATGGGGACCGGCGTCACTCAGATGCCCGTGCCCAAGACGCTCCCGACCGCCGCATGGGTGACCGCCGGGACCGGCCGGAAGCCGTACACCGACGTAGGGCTGAAGCCCGCGACGCTGACCGCTGAAGAGGTCGCGGCAGTCGTGGCGATCCCCGACAAGATGCTCGAAGACACCAGCATCAACCTCTGGGGTTACGTCCGCCCGCTGATGTCCCAGGCCATCGCGATGGCCCTTGACGGCGCGGCGCTGTTCGGCGTGAACGCTCCCGCGAGCTTCCCGGCTGGCGGGGTGCGCGGTCACGCCGCCGCCGTCAACGCGGGCACCGACGCCGCCGACACGATTAACAAGACGATGGCAACGGTGGAAGCGCTCGGGCTCGACCCGAACGGCATCGCCGCCGGGCTGCCCGTGCGGTCCCGGTTGCGCGGGCTTCGCGCCACGACCGGCGAGCTTATTCTCGGCGTTCAGTCGGTCGGCGACTACGAGGTCCCGTCGATCTACGGCGTCCAGACCGCTTACACGCCATTCCAGGGCTCGGCGGGCGTCAACCCCGCCGACGTGCTTGTCGGCGACTGGCGCTGGGCGGTGCTCGGCGTCCGCCAGGACATCCGATTCCAGCTTGACCCGAGCGGCGTGATCGCCGACGCGAGCGGCGTGGTCCAGGTCTCGGGCTTCCAGGACAACGTGACCCCGTGCAAAATTTGGGCGAGATTCGGCTTCACGATCATCGACCCGGTGACCGTGCTCGTCCCGGCCGGGGCGAACGCATTCGCCAAGGCGGGCACGGCTGGCGCGTCTGGTGCCGCGCCGACCGCCACCGAAGGCGACGCCGCCGACGAGCCGCCCAAGGCGAGCGCCCGCAAGTGACGACGGTCAGCGCGAGCGCGGTCCTGGCGACCGGCTATTGGGACACCCAGGCCGGGAACGCCGCGACGGCACCCGGCAACGGGAAATACCAGGCCGATAACTGGACCGCGCCCGCGCTGATCGCTGTCGCCGCGACCGACGCCGAGGGGATCGACCGTCACGCCGGGATGATCACGGCGGTTCCCGGCGACACGATCTGGCAGCGCTCGCGAACCAACTCGCAGAACTGGCTGGAGCTAAGCGTCGCCAGCGTCACCGACCTGACGACCTGGGTTCAGTACGCCGTCACCGTCACCGCGACCGGCCCGGCGTTCGCCGCGCCCGGGACGAATGTGCGAATGCTGCTTGAACTGCTGTCGCTCGGGCCGCCGCCCGGTTCCGAGGGCGCGCCGTACTGGCAGCTTTGGGCACCGCCGCTGGACCCGCCGACAGCGGGCGGGCTGCCCGCCGACGTGGCGGCGATCATCGCCGACGCGACCTGGGCGACCGACCCGCATCTTTGCGCCGCGCTTCAGTGGGAGAGCTACGCCGCGATGCTGCCACCGCCGGGCGCGAGCGTGTCGCAAGTTGCGACCGGCGCTCAGTCGGTCACCTACTCGCCGCCGATGCCCGGCGGCACCGCGGGCGCTGCGATGGCCCGCGCCGAGTGGCATCGCTCGCTCAGCCAGGCTGGCGGCTCGATCCCGCTCGTACTCGCGCCGCCGAGCGTCCCGAGCGCCCCTGGCGACCCGTGGCTCGCCTACGCCGAGGCGTACTCGCATTGGTGGCCGGTCGCGTGAGCGTGCTACTGGGAGCCGATCAGGTGACGCTCTACCGGGCCGCGCCGCCCGACGCTCACGGCTGGGCGCTGCCCGATCTGTCGTCGCCGGTCTGGACCGGCGCGGGCAGTTTCCAGCGCGCGCAAGGCCGCACCGACGCGGGAGCCGCGCAAGGCGGCGGTCACGGTCCCTACGACCCGAACGCGGGCGCGCTCGCGACGATCTATCTTCCGCCGGGCGCGCCGGTCGCGGACGGGCTGATCGCCGAGGTCGGCGGGGAGCATTACTGGCTCGGGCAGGCCCGGCCGGTTCACGACCCGCGCGGGACCGGCGATCTCGACTGCTGGGTCGCGACCGCGACCGGCACCGTGGGCTGGCCGCCGTGACCGGCCGGTCCGTGTTCAAGGTCACCGACCCCGGCGCGCCGAGGCGCGTCGCTGATCGCGGGATCGGCGACATCGCCGACCGGGTATGCGACGACGTTCGGCAGCGGACGCCCGTGCTGACCGGCGAGCTTGCGGCGGGCTGGCAGGTCAGCGAGACCGGCCGCCAGGGCGAGCGCACCGTGACGAACGCCGTCGAATACGCCCGATACGTCGAATACGGGACCGTGAACATGCCCGCCGAGCCGATGATCGGCCCGGTCCTGGCCGAGGCGAGAGCGCCGTGACGACGCCGCCAGCGGTGGTCGCTCAGCCCGACGTGGAGGCGTGGGTCTGGTCGCAGATCAGCACGATCCCCGGCGTCACGTCGTTCTGTTACGCCGCCGTCTCGGGCTGGCCGCACTGGCTCGTCACGTACTCGCTACAGATCGACGCCCGCGCCGCCACCAAGAGCGACGCGCGCGCCCGCGCCGATCAGGCGCGGCAGAAGATTCTCGGGCTTCCGGGCGTGGCGTGGCCTGACGGCGTGATCGCCAGCACTGACCCGCTCGAAGGCCCGTTCTGGCTGCCCGACACCGACGCGGGGCCGCGCTACTGCGCGCGCTACGAGATCAGGGCGCACCCGTGAAACGTCCACCCGTCCCCGGCGGTCCCGCGCTCCCGATGATCGCGGACCGTGCCGCCGGGACCGTGCGAGAGGAATGATCACATGACGACAGCGACGAAGGACCCGAGCGTCGAACCGCAAGCCGCCTGGGCCGCTTCACTGACCGCGACCGAGGTCCGCGTCGGCACGCCCGGCCCGACTGGTGGCCTTTGGATCGCGCCCGCCGGGACGGCGCTCCCGGCTGACACTAAGACGGCGTTCGCGTCGCCGTGGCTGCCGCTCGGGTACGTCAGCGACGCCGGTCCGACCGTGGGCCAGAACACCACCAAGCAAGACATCACGCCCTGGCAGTCGATCGCGCCGGTCCGCTCGGTGATCACGCTTCGCGAGGTCACGCTTCACATGATCCTTTGGCAGGTCAACGCTCAGTCGCTCGCGCTGTATTTTGACGCCGACCAGCCGGTTCCCTCGGTCACTGACGGCTCGTTCACGATGCCCGTTCAAGCCGACAAGGGCGGGCATATTTACGCCTTTGCCGTGTCGTCAATCGACGGGAATAACGTTCTGCGGATCGGCATGACCCGCGCGAGCCTGACCGACGCCGGGGATATGGCGCTGACCCGCGCGTCAGCGGTCCCGATGGAATGCACGCTTACCGCCCAAGTCGATAACAACGTCTTGGTTACGGTTCAGTCTGGCCCGGCGTCGTGAGCCGGGCTGCCAGCAACGGGCAGCCGCCGCCGCCATTCGATCTTGACGCCGCAGTCAAGGCCGCTTACGCCGAGTCGGCACCTGTCCCGTTCACGTTCACCTATCGCGGCGAGAGCTACGAGGTCCCGCCCGCGACCTCCTGGCCGATGGAAGCGCAAGCGCTGATCGGCGCGGGCGACATTGACCGGGCCATGCGAATGATCTTGGGCGGCGAGACGTATCAAGCGCTCTCGTCGGCTGGGATGACGATGGGCGAGCTAACCCTGCTCCTGGGTGCTGTCGGCGAGCACGCCGGTCTGGACGGCCTGGGAAACTCGTCGGAGCCTGCCGGGCGCGCTTCGACCCGGACCTAGAGGCCGCGATGCTCTGCGCGTTCGGCGTTGACGTGCTGGACCCGCGTGTTTCGCTTCGGCGGGTCTGGGTGCTTGGCAACCGGCTTCCGCCGTGGGCGCGCGCCGGGGGCGAAGAGTGGTCGGCCGAGACGCACATGCTCGCGCTCGCCGTCGATCACCTGGCGCACCTGATCTACGTCTCGCGCGCCGCAGCGGGCGACAAGGGCGCGCGCGTGCCGAAGCCCTTGCCGAGACCTGCGCTCGCGCCTGATCGCGCGCCAGCGCCAGCCCCAGAGCCGCAGGGGCGCGGCTGGGCCGGTGTCGCCGCCGAGCTTGCCACGATGGACCAGGTTCGGGTGATCCGCGATGGCTAGCCCATACGGCACTCTCGGCATTCTGCTCGAAGCGATCCAAGCCCCGTTTGAGCGGCAGGTGGAAGAGGCCGCGACGCGGGCTGGCGACAAGGCCGCCGCGACGATCAGCACCCGCATGGGCCGGGGAATGCAACGGCTCGCCCCGGTCGCGGGCACGATCGGCAAGAGCGTCGCGACCGGGCTCGGGATCGCCACGACGGCGGCTGTCGCGTTCGGCGTCGAAGCGTTCAAGGCCGCGTCGAAGGTTGACGCGATGAAGGGCACGCTTGACGCGCTCGCCCGCGCGAATGGCGTCAGCGCCGCCCGGGTCCAAGATACGGTCGGCGCGGTTCAGCGGCTCGGCATCGAAGCGGGCCAGGCTCAGTCGTTCGTCGGCGCGCTGGTGCGCGGTCACGTCGATCTCGCTCACGCGACCGACCTCGCCCGGATCAGCCAGAACTTGTCGGCGTCCACCGGGAAAGACCTCGCCAGCGTCCAGGGCGCGCTGACCAAGGCGATCTTGACCGGCAACGCGGGCGCGCTGAAGCGGGTCGGGATCGTCGTTGACAGCACGACGGCGCAGAAGAAACTCGCCGCCCAGCTTGGCACCACCGTCTCGGGGCTGACCCAAGCGCAGAAACAACAGGCGACCCTTAACGCCGTGATGGAGGCGGGCAAGACCGTCTCCGGGGCTTACGCCGCTCAGCTAAAGACGCCGCAGGGCGCGCTCCGCTTGCTCCGCGTCGATCTCGCCAGCATCACCGAAGAGATCGGCGGGCCGCTGGTGCGGGCGCTGACGCCCGCCTTTGCCGGGCTCGCCAAGCTCGGCGCGAATTTCGCCGGGGCTGTCGCGCCGGGCGGCAAGCTCGAACCGATCATTAAGGCGATCGGGCAGGTCGCGGCCCGGACGGTCGGCCCGGTGTCGCATCTGATCAACTCGCTCTCGGCCGGGTTCGCGAAGCTGAAGCCGTCCACGATCGACGCCATCGCGAACGCGATCAAGCATTGGGGACCGGCCTTGCTCGGCGTCGGCTCGGCTGCCGCCGTGTTCACCGGGGCGGGGCTCGCCGCGCACATTCCCGTCATCGGCGGGCTTCTGGGCGGGCTGCTCGGGCCAGTGACCAAGCTCGCCGGTCCGGCCGGGTTCGGCGGGCTCGGCAAGTCCATGCTCGGGATGATCCCCGGCTTCGAGGGCATCGTCGGCGAGGCGACAGGGCTGTCGAAGGTGCTCGGCGCTGCCGCCGGGCCGGTCGGGATCATTCTGACGATCTTCACGACCCTTATGGCCGTGTCGCCCGAGTTCCGCCGGGCGGTCATGGGCCTGGTTCAAGCGCTGGTCACGGCGCTCTGGCCCGCGTTCAAGGCGATCTTGTCGGCGCTGAAGCCGCTCATGCCGATCATCGTCCTACTGGCGAAGATGCTCGGTCAGCTACTCGCGCCCGTGATCAAGGCGCTCACGCCGCTTCTGGTCCAGCTAACGCCGCTGATCGCGTTGCTCGCGACCCTGGTCGCGAAGGTGCTCGGCGTCGTGCTCTTGCTGGTGACGCCCGTGCTGAAGCTCTACATGGCGTTTGAAAAGTGGTACGTGATCAAGATTCTCGTCCCGCTGATCAATTTGCTCGTCGGCGCGCTCGGCTGGCTGGTGCGGATCATCACGTCAGTAGTCAAGTGGATCATGGGCGGCAGCCCCGGGCTGATCCCCGCCTTTACCGCGCTTCAGAAGATCGTCGTCTCGGTGACCGGCGTCATCGTGCGGACCGTCATCGGCGGGTTTACCGCGATCCGCAACGCGATCTCGGCCGCCTGGTCGTTCATCACCCGGACCAGCGTCGCGACGTGGAACGCCGTTCGCAGCGTCGTCGTCGGCTCGATCCGGGCTGTCGTCGGCGTCGTCGGCAGCGGGATCGCCACGGTCCGCGGGCTGATCGCCCGGGGGCTGTCGGCTGCGCTGTCGGCGGTCCAGCGCTGGGGCGGCGACCTGCTGAGCGCGGGCAAGTCCGCCATCGGCGCGCTCTTGCGCGGGATCGCGTCGGCGATGGCCGGAATCGGGTCGTGGATCAAGGCGCACGTCGTTGATCCCGTGGTCAACGCCGTCAAGTCGTTCTTTGGCATCCACTCGCCGAGCGAGGTCATGGCGTCGCTCGGCGAGAACGTCTCGAAGGGGTTCATCACCGGGCTCGTCCGCCAGAATCCGCTGACCGTCGCCAAGCACATCTTTGGCGGTATCCCGAACGCGCTCGGCGCGCTCGTCACCAAGGGGCTCGTCTCGATCGGGTCGCTCCCGGCCAAGGCGCTGTCGGCGCTCGGCAAGGTCGGCGGGTTCTTGCGCGGCGCGCTGACCAAGGTCGGCGGGCTGTTCGGCAAGCTGTTCGGCGGGGGCGGCGGCGCGGGCGTGAGCCAGTGGGGCGGGCTCATGATGGCCGTTCTGAAGCACTTCGGCATCCCGCAGCTATTCAGCGTCTTTATGACCCAAATGCAGACCGAATCGGGCGGAAATCCACGGGCCATAAATCTTTGGGACTCGAACGCTAAAGCTGGCATTCCGAGCCAAGGGCTAATGCAGGTTATCCCGCCCACGTTCGCCGCCTATGCGGGACCTTACCGAAGCCGGGGAATACTCGACCCGCTCGCAAACATCTATGCCGCCGTGGCCTATGCGATCTCCCGTTATGGCGCGTCGATCGCCGCCGTTCTCGGGCACGGTCACGGCTACGCGACCGGCGGGCCGATCTTGGAACCGATAACCGGCTTCGGCCATCGGTCCGGGCAGATGTACCACTTCGGCGAAGCCGGTCCCGAGTGGGTCACGCCCATGAGCCAGCTAGGCGGGCGCAGCCCCGTCGTGATCCACGTTCACCCGCAGCAAGGCCAAAGCGAAGTTGAGATCGCGGCAGCCGTATCGAGGCGGCTCGCGTGGGCCGCAGCAACCGGAAGGGCGTAAGTCATGGCGCTAAACCCGTTCATATCGGACGCGGCGGCGAAGGCCGCGACCGATGCCGTCTGCGCGCTGTGCAACGGCGGCACGATCCAGATTCGCAGCGGCGCTCAGCCCGCCAACGCGAACGCGGCAGCGAGCGGGGTCTTGCTCGTAACGCTCACGTTCTCGGCGACCGCATTCGCCCCGGCGGGCGCGACCGGCGGGCAGGCGAGCGCGAACGCGATCGGCTCGGCGAACGCTGTCGCGACCGGCACCGCAAGCTGGTTCTGGGCGTTCAAGAGCGACGGCACGACCGCCGTGTTCGACGGCTCGGTCGGCACCGCCACGGCTGACCTGATCTTGTCGGCCGTCGCGCTGACCACGGGCGGCAACGTCGCGGTTAGCTCGCTGACTTACACGTCAACGGAGTAATCCCGTGGCCCTGGCCCCGGTCGTGATCGCGACCTGCACTTACAGCGGGGTCGCGGCGGCGACGCGCGTCGCTTCGATCCCGACGCCCAGCCAGGCGCGCGACA